GGCTTTGGAGGACCGAAATACCCTGTTTGTTGAGCGGTTCTTTGACCGCTTCGATAACCGATCCAAGGCTCGCGTAGGACGAACGGAAATGCGGGTTCTTCGCGTCTTTGCTGGCATTGTTGATTTCCTTCTGAGCAGCCAGCAATGCTGGTGCGATGAGGTCGAGTGTTTCTGATGTGTTCATTCTTCTAAGAGGGCTTCAATGTTTGTCATCCATTCACGGGTGGCTTGCAGGACAATCTCCTGCTCCATGCATTCAGGTGCTGGGAACCGGCTCATCCAGCCATCAAGCAGCATCGCTGCCTTGGCGAGTTCGACCCGCAGGTCTTGATTTGTAGTCTTCATCTTTATCATCTCTGTCTATGGGTTTATTGGTTTTCTTCTCTCCGTCAAGAAGTTTCTTGCGGAAAATTTCGTCGTAGTTCTCACGATAAGTCTCGGAGAAGCAGTTGCGCGGGGCATCACCCTTACCGTTCATATGTAGGCAGGTTGCAGTGTTTCCTTGAAAACCAACTTCATTCCGTAGTTGTCAACATCTTTCAAAATCGAAACGCCATCTTTCTTTTTCAGGAAGTTGGACTTGAACCTAGAGTAATCAACATGGTGCTGCCACCTGTTCCACTTTTTTGTGATTCTTACGCAGTCTGGATGCTGCTGCTGAAGACTTTCAGCCATAATCTTTCTGCCATCTCCTGAGTAAAGTTCGGAGGTGTTTCCACCGCGCATGGTCATGGTTGTGGCCTTTTCCTGAGTGAAGGCATAAAACAAAATGGTGCAATAGCCGTCCTTCAAAACCCTTATTGAGAGATCGGTGTCCTCGTTGTACCTTCCTCGCCACCTATGCTTGATTGAATTGTCAATCAAGATGCATGAGTAGATTCTGGTGTTGGTGATGAAGGCAGGCCAAGGCCATTTGCTCTTCAGGAAAAAATCATACTGAAACCCAGATATGGCTACGTTTTCATACCTATCAACGAAGTCTTCCGCGCATTTAAATATGGTTCCGCTAGCAACCCTTATTTGCCTGTTTCTGTTCATCCTGTTAAACCCGCCAATATTGTCGTCCATGATCCAGTGCCTAGAGTGACCTTCTGACATGGAGTGATCCCAAATCCAGTTTCTTGCTGGTATTGATCCCTGACCCAGATTTGAAAACGGCAGCGTGAGGATTTTTTGAGGGTCTATGACGTTTGCGTATTCCCCATACTCCTGAGGCTCAACGACGATTCGGTACGGGACGTTTAGTTTTTCCAGTGTTTTCGATGTCAACCTGCTTTCCCAACGTCCCTTGGAAACAATGTAAATCGGGTACTTAGGATTCATCAACGTACACTTTGTCGGCTATCGTTCTATTTTCAGCTTTCGGATGCCAAAGTGATTTTTGTTTTAAACTGATTGGTTGATCTATAAGTTTTGAGAAGCTGAGAACGTCCTCCTCGCATCGAAAGTGAATTATCAGGCTTCTTTGCGGAGAATGATCCTCCATCACAAACTCAGGCATTCCAACCCAGTGCTGTTTCCAAAGCGGACTGTCATCAAACAGTGATTGGCTCTTAGCTTCATCTTTCATATGCAATTTGATGGAATGTTGTGGTTGGACGATGGAAGCTCATGGTGAGGGTAGCCACACCATCTGAACGCCCCTTGGCCTGACAGATGTTCACTTCGATGCGCGACAGGCTCTGATCATTCAGGTCCTGCGTTGAGCCATCCAGCTTCTCGTCTGGGGCGTGGATGAATATAACGCGATCCGCATCCTGCTCAATGTTGCCCGATTCACGAAGGTCAGACAGGCGTGGCTGTCGGTTCTCCTTCTCAACCTCACGGCCCAACTGGGCAAGGAGGATGACGGGAATCTTCAGGCTCACGGCGAGGTCCTTTAGGGCCATAGTCATTCGCCCAATGGCTATGTCCCGCGTCTCTCCCCGTTCCTGCTGAGGGTCATACCGCTGGAGATAATCCACGATGATGGCCTTCACAGGCATGAACGTCTTACAGGCTTCCACGCGGGCCGTGATCTGACTCAGGGTCCTATCCTGATCGAAGACGCTCAGAGTCTTTAGTTCCGAGACCTCCTTGAGCCCTTGCGTGAACTTCTTGGCATCCGCATCCAACACCTGATTGCGCCTTACATTCCTCCAACTGACGCCAGAACGAATCTGGGCGAACAGAGGAGCCAGTTGCTCAATTGGCATCTCTCGGCTGAAGAGAAGGACATTGCCGTACTTCTGCGCCCAGTGCCAAGCGACTTGCCGAGCGCATGAGCTTTTGCCACGTCCGGGCCGTGCCGCAACGATGATTAGTTCTCCAGCCGTAGCCTGACCCATCTCCTTGTTCCAATCAGCCCAAGGCCATTCCAGCCCTGAGTTTTCCTCAGTCTGTCTGCCAGCTAGGATGTCGGCCACCTTCCCAATGCAGTCGTTAGCTGCTTGACTCAAGCTCTTGCAGACATTCGTGGCATTCTTCAGGGCAAGAACTCGTCCAATCTTGGCTACGAAGTCGTCAAGGCTAGCCTTCTTCACAAGGGCCGCTTCCCGCGTTTCCTCGCTGATTAAGGCGATTTGACGTAGCTGGTAGAGCTCCCGTAGCTGGTCGAGGCTGTAGCTGAACGCAACGCCCGTAGCTACATAGGCTGTAGCCTCCGAATAGCCAGAGACCCCTCCGACGCTATCCAGCTTAGGATCGGCCTTCTTCAGTTCTTCAAGGACGATGTGAGCATCCAAAGGCTTGCCGTGAGCATGGCAACCCATCAGGGTTTTCCAGATAGCTTGATGAGGGCGGTGATAGAACCAGCTTTCGGTGATCCGGTAGTCTAGAGCCTTGCTTAGGTAGGCTGCGCCATCTAGGACGATGCACGATAGCACTGTCCGCTCTGCTTCTATGCTGTGAGGTAGATTCATGCTTTTTTTCTCCTTTGTTTGAACCATGCACGGATTTCTTGCTCCGTTGATGGCATGGTGCGGTATGCGTTCTTTTTGTTTATGATGTTGCTGATCGTTGTAGGGCTGGTTCCGAAGTGACGGGCAATATCCTTAGTCATCCTTCCTTCCGCCGTCATCTTCATAGCCTCAACCACAAGGTCCACTGTGACCTTAGTGGTTTCAGCCCGCTCCTTGCGTTCCTCCACTATTGCTGGTGCAATGGGGAGGAAGTCATCCTTGCAATGCTTGTCAAACAGCCAGCGGATGCTGGCCATTGTTTCGCTGATATTCATGTAGTTTCCTTTCTAGTTGTCTTGCGAACTCGGCCTTTACCTTTTGATGCTGACCTGTCTGAAGTACTTGCTTGACCTCGGAATCCGTCCACGGCGTAGCTTGCGTATCGTTGGTCAAGCCACATGGGACCACACTCGGTTTGGATAAAGACTTCTGCGCACCCGACGCACCAGTCTGTTTTCGTACCGTAAACTCTAACGTATAGGTTAAGAAATTCACCTTCATGTGTAGTAGTTGATCCGTCTAACCAGTTGATTCTGATTAGGCGGGGCGCGGAAGACGTTCTACTTTTCATTTCGTATCAAGCCTTTTCGTTTTCTTTCTGCCAAGAGGATGGACTTCTCCTCGTCCGTGATCCATGCCTTCCGTAGTCCAAGGCGTGCCAGTTGATTATGAACCTTATCCTTGTGAACTCCTAACCCAAGCGTAATTTCCTTAACCGTTTTGAATGTCCAGCACATCTGATGAATGGCCGGTGTTTCCTTGTTCTCAGGATAGCTCATTCTAGTTTGTCTTTGATGTCTGATAGGTAGTCGTTCCTGATTTCATTTGCGAATCTCTTAATCGCCTCTCCTTGATCGCCATGCTTGATGACGTTGCGAAGATGGTTGTCTAAGTCGCAAATCACTGAGTACATGGTGGCCGCGTTGATTGCTAGCTCATGCTCATGTGTTTCCTCAGGCAGATTAAATTCAAGTGTAGCTTTCATAGGTTCTATTTCACGAATAGCTTTCGTAAGCTCTAATGGCTCTGGTCTTTATTTGTTCTAGGTTGTTTGAGTTGGCTATCTCCAAGAGTACTGACAGCAAATAGTCTCTGTCGTTTTTGATCTCATAGCACTTCTGATCCGACTTATCTAGCTCAGACCGAAGATTGTCCATGTCATCCCTAAGCCGAAGATAGGCGTCAATTTCCACGTTTATGTTTTTCATCATGAGGTAGGTAGCAGTCAAGTCCGCGAGGATCAGAGAACTGAGAGATTGGAAGACCTATCCTCTTGGCGTCTTCCTCGACCTTGGGAGTTAATGCTCTGAAGCATTTAGAGAACTGCTGGCATTCAGATGCGCGGCAGAATGTCATGTCTCGGTAAGTCATCGTTTGCTCAATGCCTCGGCGACCACAGGGAATGTAGAGTTGAAGATGGTTTTTATTTGATTGGCCAACAGGCGGTGTTCTTTCTGGGTATGCTCCGCGCATCGTTGATCGAAGTAGTGAATCCAACTGCGGACATTGCCTGTCATGTACAGCATGGTCTGCGTAGTTAGAGGAAGCACCATGCGGGCTGTCTCCTTACTGACACCCTTAGCTAGTAAGACGCTGTAAACATCAAATGCGTGGTTGATTACTTCAGAAACTTCGGTATACAAACCCAAGTCGTTGCATAGACCACCTGACGCTTGGCGATTCTTCATATCCTGTAAGCGCAACTCCACGGGTTCATAGCCAATGCTAGCTGCATAGCGTTGGCTGAACTCTTGAAACGTGAAGCTTCTGTGCCTGAGTAGCTGCGCGGCAATGGCCCTGCTGGTCTGAAGCTCAACTGTCATGGATGCCGTCTCAAACACAGACCAATGTCCATGCTTGATGCAATAGGCAAGAAGCCGAGGTGCTGTCTCCGTGTTTAGTTGATTGCTGGGATTACTTACCCGCGCAGCATAGGCAATGAGTTGGTCGCCTGTTTCAATGCCTTGTGCTACCAAATCGGAGCACGGCTGGGTAGTTGCGATAAGCTTAGCGTTCATGGCTGCGCCTCCTTTAATTCTTTTAAAATTTGCCTCACAAATGATCTTTTAATGCCCAATGCTTCAGATATTTTCTTCTCTCTCAAGCCGTGACATTCCTTGAGATGAAAAATCATAGTGCGAAACAAAAGATTGTTTGCGTTTCGACTAGCTTCGTAAATTGCTCTATCAGCGTACTCGTTTGCTTTTTCTCTGGCTTGGTAAGCGGCTCTACCGGCATACTCATACGCTTGAATTGCAATCATGCCCTGTTCAGAAATGCTCATGGTTGCGCCTCCTTTCGTGCGGCGTCTATTGCGGCGCGGGTTGCCGGAACTCCACGATAAAGCCGTTTTGCGGCCCAGTAGTGGCCCTCTTGTCCTTCTAGCCAATCCATCCGTTCCTTGTCGGCCCGCAGCGCGGCGTTCTCGCGCTCCAGTTCCGCCGCCCGAGCCATCAACCTAGCCTCACGCTCGGAGCCCATGCCGTTCAGGCGGGCTTGTTCTTCTACTTCACGTTCAAGCTCAACTATCTTGTGATATGGTGATAGTTCTCGGTCTTTCACGAAAGCTTCCTCCAAGTTGAACCGAATACAATTCTAGTTGTCATCCTGCGCCACCATGAAACATCGTGACGAAATCTTACGGTGATTAACTGTGGGTCTCCAAAAATAGACCACTCCCATTTTTCCTTAGGCCATTCAACAAGACTCATGGTTTAGCCTCCTGACTCGCAGTCTTTTCCTTGATAATCTGTTTGCCTACGCAACCGCCTAGCAAGTAGCCAGCAAACAGGCATGACAACACGACTATCGTGGCTAGTATTTTGTCTATTGTTATCGTGTCAGTTTTCATCGAATAGGAAGTCTAGGCTGACGCATCGTTCGTGGTAGTACTCAAACCAGTAGGTGTCGTATATATCGGACGTTTCGTTCATTTGTGTTTGGTTTATCGGACGTTAGCCCTGATTTCCTCAGCCGCGAGCCTAGCCCAGATTCGCATGATGTCCTCCAGCTTTTGAGCTACGCTTGGATCACTCACCTTGACTACTTGCGCGGCGACCCTGAAGGCTGAGGCCCGTGAGGCCGCGCCGTATGCGACCCGCAGGTTGTTATCACTAAGCATTCTGCTTTTGATGTGGTTCATATTTTTTGTTTGTATTTTCTAACAGGAAGATTCTTGGAGGGGCAACGCCCCGACTTGCAAGCTAAACTTATCGCGGAAGAAAACTTAATTGCGCTAGCCTAGATGCAGGGAGCTTTCATGGGAGCACCCATGTCGTCTGTTTGCCGTTTGCTGATTCCCACAAGGCAAGCTCATGGTTTCGGCGGATTCGGATTGCGCTGAGCCTGAGTGCAGGTGCCCTCACGCCATGCCTATCAAAGCTCCCAACATATTTCGGCATGGACTTTTGAATCCTAACCTAGCAAAGCTGACTGTGTCGCCGTTTAAGGCGTCCGGTGCATTTAAGGCATTACGTGGCCGGAACCCTACGCGGGCCACTCGTAAAAAGAGAAGCCCGGCGAGGTGATGGTCTCGACCGGGCCGAGCTTCTTTGGCTCTGGAAAGCTGGTTGAGCGGCCATCACACCGCATCTGACAGAACTGACTCTACCACATAGACGGTTGACATCAAGAAAAAGTTCAAACATTCTTCAAGACATCATGGAACACGTTGAAACACAGACGGATATGTTTGAAGAAAGTTGTGAGGCTAGGCCAGAAAAGAGCGGGATTCGCCCTTTAAGACGCTATTTGACCGTCAGGGACATGAATTACGTCCACCCCGCCCCGTTTCGGATATTTCGGCTGAGCCCGACTGAAACTTTGATTTTGAACGACGGCGTCTGGGAAGACGGGATTCCCTCTTTAAGGCAGGTGCCAAAGGATGATGGCTGGTTTTAAGGGTTGATTCAACCTTTAAGGAATACGTCGAGGATTCGCCTTTTAAGACGTATTTCGACGAAGGGCCATGCCGCCAGATGTTAGCCCGATTCTGAGCGGTGTCGGGAATCCTCCGATAGGCGATCCAGCGGTCCGTGTACAGGCGGAAGATGCGGAAGGACCCGTCCATTGTTTCCCTGTCACGCAGTTCGACCGCATGGCCCCATTGGATGAGGTCGCGGACGACGGCGGGTTTAATCTGAGCAGGGCCGACGGCATCCCCGTTCCGCGCATCCAACCTCCCGCCAGATTCCATCTGAACGATTGCAGAGAAAACGGCGAGCAGGATGGTGTCGGTCATGGATAATTATGGGGTTGGCCGTCGAATGCGTTTAAATCGAACGCAATGGCCGTTTCTGGGCAATAAAAAACCCCTAGGCCATGTGACCTAGGGGCAAAACAAAGGATTGACGGATTAGATGGACGGCGCGAGCAGGTCGAAGGCGCGGGCCTTCATGGTGTCGCCTGAGCCCATCAGGACCGACTCGAAACGCACCTCTTGCTGGGACCGCCCGTTGGACACGCGATTAGACCTGCTGTGGTCGATAAACTCCGTGACCGCGTTGAAGGCGTCCCAGTGGCTGCGTCCAGCGTTGCCGGTGCCGTTGCAGAAAAGGGCCATCAGTTCGTCCAATTGGTTGGACGTGCGGGTGGACATCTTTTCGCCTTCAGACACCCCTAGTAACGTGCGGAAGGTGCTGTTTGCCTGACGAGCATTCATGGGCGTCATCGCCATCGTGCGGGCTTTAGCCCGCTCCGTCGCCTCGGCATCATTCACACGCTGGAGCAGACCGATAGCCTCACGCACGCCCGCTTCGATATTCACCGTGTGGCGAACACCGAAAACCCGAGCGCGGCCCGAGCCCACGGCAAGTTTCCATGTGTTGCTGCAAACCACCCTCACGTTGGTCCGGTGCAATTCAAAGCACCCCGAGCCATCATGGCGATTGAGCCAGAGATCGTAGGACAAGACCTTGTCGCCTGAGGTCACGTCCCAGTCCCCAGCCTTCGCTAGGCACCATTCACGCTTGCCGTTCCTGAGCGTGCCAGCCGTCTCGACCACGGCGCGGCCCTCGTAAACCTCGTCCAGAAGCTTGTACATGGTCGAGGACTTGAACACCCCGTAATTGTCGCCAACGACGGAGAGCGGAACCTGAGCCCCTGAGGCCGTGACGCCGACAAGACCTTTCTGCCCTTCAAGGGTAAGGCCGTTTAAGACAACGGGAACCTCCAGAATGTCGCGGTGCCCGACGCCTTCGGCGAAGACGCGGAGAGCAGAGAGCAGACCGGGGAAAACCTGCCCGAGCCCGTGCCAAGCGGGCTTATTTGAGCCGAGGACAACCTTGTCGTGGATTTCGATTTCGTGTGACATATGCGTATGTGGTATGGTTTTGTGTTTACTGATCAGAGAGAGTGGTCGAGAGCGTGAGCCTGAAGGATGATGAGTTCACGGCGGACGCGATCTATGGCGTCAACGCGGGCCTGATGCTGCTGCTGGGCGTCCCAGAGCGTCGGACCTCCACGGTTGACGTAGAAGTCGCGGCCATGCGGTCCCGCGCCGATAACCGCGTTTAAGGCAGTCTCGACGCAATTCAGGGCATCAGTGTAAACAGCCGCGAGATGCTCAGGGCTGGAACCATTCAGGTGAAACGTCGGGAGGATGACGCGGTTTTCTGTCGTGGTCATTTGTTTTTCTGTTTTTTGTCTCAGGCTTTATTACCTTCGACGGAGAACAAGGTAGCAGAGATTAAAAGAAAATCCAGATTTATTTTTAAGAGGATTCGCAAATGACCGTGGATTCGCGCTTTAAGGCCGATTTCTCCTTTAAGGGGATTGCGCCTTTAAGGGGGATTCACGCTTTAAGGGGATTCGGTCTTTAAGGCGCTTTTTCACATAATGCGCGTGCGCCTATAGGTCGCCGCAACCCCTACAGGCTCACACGGGTACTACGTAGGACTACGTATACGTAGGGATACGTACGTACTGGTACGTAGGCCAGGAATTGGGGAATTTTCCCTATGTTTCCCAATAGGCTCGCAAAGGCCTTTCCCTTTGCATTAGACGGGAAACGAGGCGAAGCCTAGGCCTTGACATGGGTAAGGCAATTGAAAGGCCTAGAAACGAAAGGAAACAAGGGTTTTCCCGCCGTTGCCTAAGCAAGCAAACGTAAAAAAGGCCTTCCCGGTGAAGGAAGGCCTTTGAAGGAAGCGGGAAGGAATCAGCCGCCGCCGAATAAAGCTAGGCAAGCCGCCGCAACCAAGCCGCCGCAAGCCACTAATAGCCAAGCCGCCGTTTGAAGTAAGTCGCCTTTTTTCATTTTTTCAGTGTTTCAAATAGGAGACGACAAATTGTTCGCGATTCCAACAAGCGCGACAGTCAAGGCACTTCCCGCCTTGCTTAGAAGATGGGCAGGAAGCTTCCGCTGTTGCTACTTCCGAAACCGTGATGCCAAGCCGCCGCGCAACTGATTCCTGAGCCTTTTCCCCAACCATAAAGGCGGAAAGCCGCACGGTAAGGTTTTCGGGAATCTTCCCGCCGCTTTCCAAGTATTCGCGAACAAAGGCAATTTCCCTTGTCGGGAGCCAAAACCTAATTTGCGGAAGCCTTTCCGCAACTTGACAAAGCTTTCCGAGGTGTTCCGCGCTTTGTAAGTCTCCCGAATCATGCCAGCGGAAGAAGCCGCTTTTTTCGTAATGCGAAATAGCCGCAACCATAGCCTCTACCCATAAAGGGTTTGAAAGACTCGCGAATCGCCTTTCCAAGGCGTTTTGCACGTTCCCGAAAAGGTAACGGCCTTTCAACGCATAGCATCCCGCGCAAACGCTCCCGGGAACCTTGGCAAGCTTGCTTCCCGTAATGCATCGCCGCGCCGGGATTGAATATCCGTAACAAGGCATTTTTGAAGGCGAGGACAAGCCGCCGACAATTTCCCATGCTTCGTTTGCTTTCAAGCGACACCTCCCACGGTAGCCGCCGCAACTTTCCGCAACTTGGAATACCTCAGGAAAACCCTATCGCCTTCCGCAAAGTCTGAACGGGAAACATAGCCGCCGCCGTGAAATATTGAAGCAAGGGAAAAGTCTTTTCCTGATTGAAAGGCGGAAATAACTTCCGCCGCTGATTTGTAATCCCGCCCATATGCGGGAACGAGGGTTGCACCGGAGAGACTCACAAGGCACCGCCTTTCTTCGCCGCAAGATAAAGGTCGGCGAGCCGCGCCATGCGTTGCAACTCTTCTAAAGCGGCGGAACGTCCCTTGTTTTCGCCGTTTTCGTAAGCCATTAGATAAATGGGAAGGACTGATTCCCACGTAGGAACTAGGTTTTCGGTTTTCACTGTTTTTCCTTTGTTTTGGTTTTGTTTTCGGAACCTAAGGGTTCCCCTATGCCCTCGCCTAAGGCAAGGGCAACGGGGAAGCCTTACACCATCACTTCAAAGTAAGCCGGATTCCCGTTTTGGGCTGGCATCTTTGTAATCCCGCCGAGCGGCATCCCGTCGTACCATCCGCCGTTTACCGTATCACCGGAGACGGATTTCGCGGCGGCATTCGCGGCACGCTTCGTTTTCAAGGCGATCCTGCTATAGCAGCAACCGGAATGAAACCATAAGATGGAATCAACCGGAACGCTGAACCTATCACTGAGCCACTTTGCGTTTTCTTGCGTCACTTTTTTGCCTTTCTTTGTTTTGGTTTCCTAACTTCACCGAAATTAAAAGACAATTAGGAATTATAGTCAAGCTTTCTTTGCTTAGGAAAACGCAAGTAGAAAGGCTAATGCCCACTATTATGGAAAATTCCCCAAAACGCATTAGACGCAATTTAAAACGCCGCGAGGGTTAGGACCTAGGCTCCCGGTCGAATCGCCGTAAACTCAAAGGAAAGGCCTTTTCCGGGCAAATTAGGAAGACTAATGCCAAGCAAAGGGGATAATAAGAAAGGAGAATAAGGCAAGGGTAGGTTTGAACCCATTAGTCTCTTTAATGGAAAACAGTCTCTCGCGAGAGAATTAGTCCATCTAATGCCTTGTCTTTCATTAGACAACCTAATGTAATCACTACTACGTAGGGGGGGTGGGGGTTACAGGTGGGGGGGGTGGGGGAAAATTGGGATTGATCCA